CTTGCGTCTACCAATTTCGCCACCCGGGCTTGCAGTAACAGTCTAGGATTCACGCATCTTATCATATTTTATATCACATTAAGTACCTAGATTTGTGACAGAAATTTGACACAAATTATTTTTAACTAAACCAAAGCTAATTTTATGGAGGTATATTTAACTTGCTAATTAGTATATATTTAAGTACTGATATTAGTTATCAGTTTGATTCACCCCCACCATTAGCTAGACCATAACTATAAGGAAAAAATATGGATGAAACTTTAGGAAAGATACAGATAGAGTTAGAAGCAGAACAAGTAAACATGGGTATAGATAAGTACAGAAGAGATGTGCGTAAGGCTAAAGAGAAAGGCAATGAAAAGAACCTACTCCCTCACAAGTCTCTACTCCATACAGTTATACCTAAGTTATCTGAAGGAATAGATACCTATAGGAACAGACCTAATGCAAAAGGTGGAGTACCTCTAGCTATTAGCATTACAAAAGATGTGGATGCAGATCTATTATCTTTCATTACTTGTACTGAAATTATTAATAACATGAACCAACATGTGACAGTACAAACTGTATGTAAGAAGATATCAAAAGCTATTAGAGACTACATGCACTTGGAAGACTTCAAAGAAAACTGTGGTGGCTTGTATAAGTATGCTCAAGATAAGATTAATACTTCTAATGTTAAACATAAGAGGTCAGCAATGAGACACTATGCAGACTTTGGTGGTATCAATGAACCTGAGATGCGTAACCACATGCAAGTAGGACTATGGTTTCTAGAAAGATTTAAAGAAACATGTCCAGGTATTATTGAAACTTATACTAATAAGATAAGTAAGAACAATACACCTAAGATGATTAGACCTAGCAAAGAAACATATGAATGGTTACAAGATCAGCATCACTTCTATGAAGATCAGTTCCCTAAGAATATGCCAATGGTTGTTAAGCCTTATCCCTGGACTAATGGATATGACGGAGGTTATTTATTAAGTGAGTATCCTTTAATTAAGTATCAATCAAGGGAGACTATGGCTGAGTTACATGACAAGTATTATCTTGATCGTGTATACAAAGCAATCAATGCAATCCAGGAAACAGCTTGGCAGATTAACAAGGATGTGCTGAAGATACTTCATGAGTTCTATGATAACAATGTTCAAAGCGTGTTAGTCCCTGGTATCTTCTTTGGTCACGAGCCTGAGATGCCATGTGAGAATGATGATGCAGTCATTGAGGAGTATAAGAAAGAACATCCTAATGAATGGCAAGCTTGGAAGAACAATAAGTCTGCCTATTGGAGCAAGCTTAAACACAGCGGCAGTCATAGTCATATCTTAGATAGACAGATCAAGTTAGCTGATAAGTTTAAAGACTTTAAAGAACTCTACTTCCCTCATTCGATGTGTTTCAGAGGCCGCATTTATCCATTGGTTAGTGTCCTTCAGCCTCAAGGTAATGACTTGAGTAAAGCTTTGCTACACTTTGGTATGGCTCATGAGATCGGGCCACATGGTGATCGTTGGTTAAAGATACACATGGCTAACTGCTATGGTAATGACAAGGTATCTTTAGATGATCGAGTTAAGTGGGCAGAAGAAAATGAAATGTCTTTCTTAATGATAGCTAAAGACCCTATGACTAACAGATCTATGTGGGAAAACACTGACTCACCTTGGCAATATCTTGCGGCCTGTTATGAGTATGCTAGATATAAGTTTAGTGGTGAAGGAGAGAAGTTTAAATCTACTCTAGCAGTCGGCGTTGATGGAACGTGTTCAGGAATCCAGCATCTTGCCGCACTCACTTTAGATAGGACGAGCGGAGAGCAAGTAAATCTCTGCCCTTCAGATAAACCGTCAGATATATACCAACAAGTATGTGATGTGGTTGAGAGAAACATAGCCGATAGCAAGGATACTTATGCCAACATGTGGAAAGGTAAGATTACACGTAAGGCATTGAAGTCTAATGTCATGACCTTTGCATATGGATCAACTCATAAAGGTAGACAGAATCAGATCAGGGATTACTTAAGAAAGGAACATGATAAAGGTACACCTGTGTTTGACTTCCCTAAGTCTATGACTAATACCGAGCGTAAGAATATTGAGTGGAACTTAGTAATGTTCTTAGCCACTGAAGCCGGTAAGGCTATTGATGAAGTGTTACAAGGGCCGACCTCTACTATGAATTGGTTCAAGGCTATAGTTCGTGAGTTCAATAAAGAGAAGAAGCCAATGACCTGGGTAACACCTGTTGGTTTCCCTGTTGTACAGAACTATAAGAAGTTTGAAACTAAAATCTTAGACACAAACTTTGAACAGACTAGACTGCGTGTAAAACTAACTCAGCCTACTGAGAGATTGGATACAGCCAAGTGTTCATCAGGGTTCTCTCCAAATCTTATCCATTCACACGACTCAGCCCATTGTTTACTTAGTGTTAATCGCTTAGTAGATATGGGTGTTGATGACTTTGGTATGGTACATGATTCATTCTCTACTCACCTTGGACACGTTGAAGATCTAACGCAGCAACTAAGACTAACCTTTATAGAAATGTATAGAGGTAATAAATCTGAAGAGCTGTGGCAGTACTTCCAAGAACAATTAGGTAGAGCGTTACCTAAACCACCACAACCTGGTGACTTGGATATAACTCGCATCATGGAGTCCGATTATTTTTTCAATTAAATAGATGCTAACTCGGATGGAATCTTGAATCAGATTAGATAACTTGATTCACCCCCACCATTAGCAAGGCAACTTTAACGGAGGAAATATGAAAGACAAACTTCACGGAATTAGTAGTCACCATGCACAGACAGCAGCTTTCAAATTGCTCGACGGTGTGCAGCGACTACAGCAGCATGAGCAAGTAGCGGCTTTAATACTTTCCTTCCTTTTAATCTGCAAGAGATATGACTACGACCCAAGAGAAGCGTGTCAGTTAGGCGAACGAATCCTAGCTGACTGCTTATCGAAAGGCCGTGGTGAACATGCTCGTGCACTTATCAATTATATGAAGGAGGAATTGTAATGTTAATGAACCGTATACAACACTCACTAGTAGCTGAAGCAAAAGATATGTGGGAGCGTGGCTTCCCTGTACCTATTGACATGGCTATGCAAATGAAAGCTGAAGGTCTTGATGTTGAAAGACTTGAAGCAAAACACTTAGACAAATAATTTAAAGGATAAAATTTTATGGCAGTTAAACCATTTAGAAAAACAGTAGTGACACCAGTAGGTACAGCAATCTATCCATGGCTTAATACTCCCGACTCTCGGTTCGGAGATCCTACTTACAAAGTTAACCTAAGACTTACAGGTGAGGACGCAACTAAGTTCATCGCCCAGGTTGATGCAATTAAAGAAGAAGCTAAGGCACACCTTGGTGTCAATGATCTAGTGGTACCTATCGTACCAGCACTTGATGATGATAAGAATGAAATACCAGGAGCGTTTGATGTTAAGACAAAAGCTAAGGCCTTCTTCAAACAAGCTGATGGATCTATGTTAGAGAACAATCTAACTATTGTAGATGCACAGAAGAATCCTATGGATGAAAGCGCCGGTACTATTTGGGGTGGCAGTAAGGTTAAGCTAGCTCTGAATGTAGGTGCAGTAGCTACATCTATATACCAGGGTTTAATGTTACGTATCAATGCGGTGCAAGTTATTGAGCTCGTAACTGGGGGTCAAGGTGGCGCCAATGCATTTGATAAAGAAGATGGATTCACTGCTGAACCAAAGCCAGTAGCTAAAGTGGCGGAAGGTGAGGATGAAACAATTGACTTTTAATCGGAATCATTACCGAGCTATACGTGAAGGGTATCGCTCAGGCTTAGAAGATCTCGTTGCAAAACAACTTCAAGCTGCCGGTAAACCTTTTGAGTATGAGCCTAAAGAAGGCAAGATTGAATACACTAAACCGACAACGTCACATAAGTACACTCCTGATTTTGTATTTAAAAACTTTATCGTAGAAACGAAAGGCCGTTTTGTTACGGCCGATCGTAAACGTCATAAGTTAATCAAGGATCAGCATCCGGATATAGATATTCGATTTGTATTTTCAAACAGTAAGACACGTATCAGTAAAACATCTAAGACTACATACGCTAAGTGGTGTGAACTTAACGGCTTTAAGTATGCAGACAAGTTGATACCTGACTCGTGGTTAAAGGAGATTAAATAAATGAGTGTCGTCCATGAGCCATGTCCCACATGTAGCAGCAAGGATAACCTAGCTAGGTACCCCGATGGTGGAGCGTACTGCTTCGGCTGCGGTTACTACGAACATGCTGATGGACAACAAACTAAACCAACAACTAAGGGGAGCAAGCCTGTGCTAAATGATCTTGAGTATAGACCATTAACAAAGAGAGGTATTAATCTTGAGACAGTTAAGAAGTTTAACTATCAAGTGGGAACACACAAGGGTAAGGCAGTACAGGTTGCTAACTTTAAAGATGCAACAGGCAAACCTAAGGGACAGAAGCTTAGGTATGCAGACAAAAGTTTTAATTGGACAGAGAAATCAGACACCATGTTTGGTCAACACCTATGGAACGATGGTAGATCTGTTACAGTTTTTGAAGGTGAGCTTGACTGCCTTTCATTCTCGCAACTTATGAACCACAAGTACGCATGTTGCAGTGTAACTAGTGGAGCTCAAGGAGCTAAGGCTCAACTTGCTAAACACTTGGAATGGCTTGAAGGATTTGATGAAGTCGTTCTAATGTTTGATGAGGATAAGCCAGGCCGTGATGCGGTTGCAGAATGCGTTACCCTGTTTTCTCCTGGGAAAGTCAAGGTCGCTCACCTTCCACTTAAAGATGCAAACGAATGTTTAGTAGCCGGACGAGGTGCTGATGTAGTACAAGCATTTTGGAAAGCTAAACCTTGGAGGCCTGACGGAATCTTAGACGGTCAAGATACATGGGACTTATTAACTAAGACAGAGACTCAGGTCACCAAGGACTATCCATGGGAACACATCAATAAGTTTGTTGGAGGTATTCAACAAGGTCAGCTAACTACAATCACAGCTGGCACAGGTATAGGTAAGTCTCTCTTCACAAGAGAGCTTGCTTATTCTTTATTAAAACAAGGGGAGACAATAGGTTATGTCGCACTTGAAGAAAACTGCAAGCGAACTGTACAGGGATTCTGCTCTATATCGCTTGATGTACCACTACATCTTAAGCCTGACAGCGTTAATAGAGAGCAACTACGGGAAGCCTGGGAGGCTACTGCTGGAAGCGGTCGACTATACCTCTATGATAATTTTGGGAGTATGGAAACAGACAATCTCCTATCTCGTATACGCTATCTTAACAAGTCTGCTGGTTGTAGCTTCGTTGTTTTGGATCACATATCTATTGTGGTTAGCGGCTTGGATCAGGATAACGAAAGGAAAGCAATAGACATTGTCATGACTAAGCTGCGAAGTTTAGTTGAAGAGACAGGCGTAGGTTTAATTCTAGTATCACATCTTAAACGTTTATCGGGAGACAAGTCACATGAAGACGGCGCTGTTACATCTATATCACATCTTAGAGGATCGGCTGCAATTGGCCAGCTCTCAGATAAAATCGTATCGCTCGAAAGAGATCAGCAAAGCGAAGACAGGGACAAGACAACAGTCCGAGTTCTCAAGAATCGAGACTCCGGTATCACCGGGGTTGCTGGACAGCTTAGATACAACACGGATACCGGACGACTTACTGAAGCAACTGCATTCGACAAAGAAGAGGAGGTAATATTTTGATAACTAAAGAGAAAGCTGTATGTAACAAGTGTGGTCAAGATGCCTTCTTCTTCAATGGCAAGTGGTGGTGCTCAGTGGTAAGTAATCCAGGTAATTGGAACCTGACCGGAGCATGTAAGAAAGAAAAATTTAGGGAGGAATAAGATGAGACACGGACCATTCTATGCATTCACTATGGTGATTATCTTATACCTATATTGCTATGTATTAATAAGGAGCGCACATGCTGTACTTTGATATTGAGACAGATGGATTCATAGACACCATGACTAAGATACATTGTCTTTGCATAAGAGATGATGAGACTGAAGGTGTCTATAGATTTAACACAGAGATACAACCTGGGTTAGACATGTTGATGGCAGCAGATAAGATTGCCGGACACAATGTAATTAAGTTTGATATCCCTGCTATTCAAAAGCTGTATCCAAACTTTAAAGTAACAGAGTCTCAGGTCATTGACACCCTAACGTTGTCTACTCTTATATATCCTGATCTATCTGATGTTGATATGAAACTATTAGCAAAAGAAAAATTGGACAAAAAATTATTCAAGAGTCATTCATTGAAGTCTTGGGGTCAGCGTATGGGATTCCTTAAAGGTGACTATGATATGTCTGTTGAAGAGAACAGGTTGTCCTGGTCACAAGAGATGGAAGACTACTGTGTTCAGGATTGTTTAGTTACTGAGAAATTATATAAACATCTAATGAGTAAGAACCCTAGTGAAGCTTCGGTATCACTTGAGCATTCTCTTCAGTGGATCACTGCTGACATGGAGACACAAGGGTTCTACTTTGATCAAGAGAAAGCAGCTGATCTACATACTAAGTTGATAGCTAGGAAGCTAGACTTAGCTGCTGAATTACAGAAGGCCTTCCCTCCTTGGGAAGTTAAGGCAGCACCTGTTATCTCTAAGTCTACTAACAGTAAGACAGGTAGAGTCAAGGGTCAGCCTTATGTCAAGGTAACTATCACTGAGTTCAATCCTAATTCTAGGATGCACATAGCTGATAGGTTAAAGACAATACATGGATGGCAACCTCAAGAGTTCACACCTAGTGGACAAGCTAAGGTTGATGACTCTGTGATAGCTAAACTAGATTACCCTGAAGCTAAACTCTTAGCTGAGTATCTAGTTATTGATAAACGACTCGGCCAATTGTCAGATGGAAATCAGGCATGGCTTAAAAAGGTAAACACTAATGACTCAAAAATACATGGTTCGATTAGAAACAACGGAGCAGTCACAGGCAGGGCCACCCATAGCCACCCTAACCTTGCACAAGTTCCTTCTAGCTCAGCACCCTTTGGAAGTGAATGTCGTGGATTATTCTCTGTTCCAGTTGGGAAGTCCTTGGTGGGAGCTGACTTATCGGGGCTCGAACTTAGATGCCTTGCTCACTACATGGGTCAGTATGACTCAGGAAAATATGCCAGGCAGTTGTTGGAAGGTGACGTCCACACGGTTAACCAAGAAGCCGCTGGGCTTAACGACAGGTCTCAAGCAAAGAGATTTATTTATGCATTCCTCTATGGCGCTGGAGCAGAGAAGATAGGTGAGGTAGTAGGAGGTAGCAAGAAGGAAGGAGCTATGCTTAAGAGAAGATTCCTAGCTAAGACTCCGGCCTTAAAGAAACTAATCAATAACGTTACTGCTTATGCTGAGAAGCATGGGTATGTACCAGGACTAGATGGTAGGTTGTTAAAGATAAGATCACCGCATGCTGCATTGAATACATTACTTCAATCAGCCGGCGCCCTCATATCTAAACAGGCTATTATTTTATTTAAACAATTGCTTACTGATAATGGTTATCAGAACAAGGCACACTTAGTAGCTTGGGTACACGATGAGATACAAGTGGAAACAGATAAGGAGATAGCAGATGAAATCGGCAAGCTTGCAGTTAAGTCTTTTGAGATGGCTGGAGAACATTTTAAATTCCGATGCCCGATTACAGGAGAGTTCCAAGTCGGAAGTAATTGGTCCGAGACTCACTGAGGTATTAAAGAAATCTTGGGTAGATGGTATTTGGTTACAAGGAGTAGTAGCTCGTAGTCACAGATTTGAAATAGCTTTGGCTGCTAGTGAAGGACTCATAACAACTAAAGGTATCGACGGTTCCTATTGGGATCGTTGGTTAATAACAGAGAAGGGGATGAAATGGCTCAACAAAAAATAGGACTACTTGATGCAGACATACTTGCATACCAGGTAGCTAGTACCCATGAGGTACGTGTTGATTGGGAAGGTGATGGTGAAGTAAGTCAGTATGTCACTTCACTTGAGTCAGCTAAAGCTAAGATAGATAAGACTATCGGTGAGTACATGTGGAACCACAAGATACATAAGATGATTATATGTCTGACTGATAAGCATAACTTCCGTAAGGATATCTTACCTACATACAAACAGAATCGTAAAGGTTCTATCAAGCCAATACTCTTAGCA